TAAAAGTTGAGTATGGTGTTAGCACTGAGGCCCTTAATAAATTGATTGATGTTCTGCACGATAATGTGTTCGAGAATGATATGGTTAAAATTGAAATATCATGTAATTCAACAAATTATTGAGGAGAAAAGCTAATGAAATACAAAACATGGCCTACACTCGATATGTCTAGGGATATAGTCGCAAACAATGATAGGGAAGCGACTGAGATATGCCGAAAAGAAACTGAAAAAATTATTCTTGAGGCGTGTAATAAATTGTTCGACCTTGGCTACAGTGAAGTTCCATCTGATGAAAGATATATATTCATTACAGCCGAATGGCCTGAGGAGGGTAAAAGTGATGGTTAAATTTTTATTAGTAGCGTCTGCGGTTTTATTGTCAGCTTGTGGGCGCGGTCATAATGGTGGCAATTATGTTTATGTCGGCTGCCATGTTATTCACACCAACCCTGTTAATTGTTACCCAGCAAAAGAAAAATGCGTTTACGCTTTTGGGCCTGAAGGTGACCTCAAAGTAGGTCAGAAAATTTATTTCAAACAACTTAAATTAGGTCAAGACCGTTACGGTAAAGTTGGCACTATTATGACAGCCCGACCTTGTAAGCCTGGTGAATAATGATACTTGAGAAAGAACCTTGCGAATACAGAAGCGGTAAAGGCCGTACAATCTGGACATTCCAATGTGATAACCACGACTGTAAAAAAGTGTTTAACAGAGAAGCTTCGAGAGCAAGAGCCCATGCAAAACATTACTGTTGCCATCCATGTACACGGGGTGTGGCTATAGGTATCTGTAAAGTAGAAGGTTGCCATGAGCCTGTTATTAAAACTGATAACAACCCTAAATTAGATAGTGGTTTGTGCGGTAGGCATCACAAAAATGCAGGTGCAAGATTAAGACGCAAGGCGTTACGTCAAGAAATGTTTGAGATGATGGGCAATAAGTGCGTTTGTTGTGGTGAAAAAAATCCCCTTTATTTTCAAATCGACCACATAGAAAATGATGCAGATTATAAGGGAGTAAATCGCCCGTCTATACAACTGCAAGATTACTTGAAAGAACCTGACCGCTACCAGTTACTTTGCGCCAATTGTAATTATGCAAAACGTATGAATGGTGGTGAGTTATACATTCCCGACAAGTTTACCCGAAGAAAATGTTTAGCAGCATAGTGCTCACTATGCTTAATTTTATTTTGAAGGAGTTGAAAAATGTCATATGGTTATGATGCTTTTATAAGAAAGCAAGTTGGTTACGCGAGGAAGGTCGTAACCCATGGTCACAAGTATCAGCCCAGCTTGGTAGACCTAGCGTGGCGCGTTCTACGGTGTCACGGGGCTAAATCATAATAGGAGATAATATGAGCGATTATGACCGTGCCATGTGCACTATAATTGGATTTGGGTCATTGTTTATTTTTTTATTGCTATTAGGAGGTTATTTTTTAAGATGAAAAAATATGAGTTACCATCAACCGATATAATGGGTGATTTATTTAAGGGTTACGAGCTTATAAAGCGATTGGAGAAGGTGTCCAAGCTTACTTCGGTAGGGATCAAGGCCCAAGACCCACGGTTCAAGGCCCTTTGGCTTAGGAAGGCAACGCAATTAAGTAAAGAATCTACGGAAGAATGCAGAAATCTTAACGTAAACCTTGAAAATTTGTTTGATGAAGAAAAAAACCTTTCTCCTTAGGTTTTTATTGACCGGCTTTCTTTGTTGCGTGACGACTGACTCCCCGTCCGTAGCAGAGGAAGCCGAGCTTTTTTGTATGGCAGAAGCTATCTATTTTGAGTCTCGCGGTGAAAGTTATATAGGTCAATTAGCCGTGGGAATTACCATAAAAAACAGGTTTAAACATCCAAAATACCCTGCTAGTATATGTGGTGTTGTACGTCAGGGGCAGTACTCTCAAGGAGTTCCTCTTCGAGATCGATGTCAGTTTAGTTATTGGTGCGATGGTAGGCCTGAAGAGATAAAGGACCACGTTGCATGGACCAAGGCCCTTGATTTTGCAAAATTGATACTAGAAACTCACCTAGAGATCAATGGATTAGAAAACGTAACGCATTACCATTCGGATAAAGTTAGTCCTAAATGGAGTCGAAAATTACATTACAAGAAGACGGTGGGGAGTCACCTTTTTTATGTTAAAAAAAGATCTGATATGTGATAACTGCGGTTGGGTAGCTTCTTATTTGTATGAAATTAACCGTCAAGAATACCACTATTGTTTCAACTGCAATACACAGAAAAAAGGTCCCCTTATAGTAGTAAATTTTACAAATAAAAAATATTCTAAAAGTGTGACAAAAGGCGGGACTGATGATCTTATGGGACCTAGTGCTTAAACCCTTATATACAAACGTTTTTTAGAGGTTTTTTTGTAGCTTAATTGGGTACACACAAATATGCTCATGCTACCTTTTTTAGTTAATTACAGTTTTTTTTATGGTTTTTTTCTGTATAATAACTATAAATACCTGTGATATTGTCTCCAGTTAATGTAAAGTGGTGGGACCTTGGTGGGACCGCGTTGTTTTTAAAGGATTTTTGTACGATGGTAGCGAAAAACACCCCTGACAAGAAATTGACCAGAAAGCAAGAAAAGTTTGTTATGGAACTGGTTTCGAATGACGGAATGATCACAAACAGAGAAGCCGCTGTTCGAGCTGGGTATCCAGCAACTTCTGCTCATACGAGAGCTTATGAGCTTATGAATCAAAATAAGTGTCCTCATGTAGTTGCTGAGATAAATAGGTACAGAGAAGAATTAGATGAAAAGTTTGGTGTTGATTACAAACGGCACGTGAGGGATCTCCAAAAAATTAGGGATGCAGCTTTGGATGCGGGTGCTTACTCGGCAGCGGTCCAAGCAGAGTATCGAAGGGGTCAGGCTCAGGGTGATATTTATGTAAGTAAATCTGAAATACGGCATGGTACGATAGACCAGATGAGTGTGAAGGAGGTTGAGCTTGAACTCGAACGGATTAGAGAAAGTTTTGAACCAATTGACATCACCCCAAAAAAAGGGCCCGCCAAACAAAGAAGCAAACCTTTGGAAGCTATTGAGTCAAAGTCTGAAGTCCTCGAACAGGAGGATAGAAACAACAAGGATTGAAAACTGGTCAGTACCTGGGGTTCCTGATGTGTTATGTTGCAATGAAAAAGGTTTGTTCACTTTTTTGGAGCTAAAAGTTGTTAAGAAAGATAGACTTCGCATATCTCCTCACCAAATTTCGTGGTTGTCTCGGCATTCTCACGGAAGGGTTTTTATTATCTGTCGTGATTCTAATATGGTTATTCATGTCTTTGGCGGGAGTGACGCTTCTTCTTTGTGTAGGGATAAGCTCAGTTCTTGTAGAGCTATCGCATCTTTTGCAAAACCGTATAACTGGGAAAAGCTCTGGGATTTGACTTGCGGTAAGGTTTAGTTTACAAGAGTTATCCTATAAAAAAGGTATGGAGATAGATGATGCTTGAAGAATTTGAACATGAGTTAATAGGTGTTTTACAAAAACATTACGGTGAGGACTTTGACTATACTTGGGATAGTGAAGAAAATGGTTTTTATATTCGACTAAGAGTATGGAAGGGTAAAGAAGATTCCAATTAAACAAGTAGGCGATAAAATGGATTACTGGCAATGGGTAGCTGGTTATGAATATCGCTATGATACAATGCCTTTGTGGTGGTGGAACATGAAAGTTCGAAGAGAACATTATGAGGATTATTTGAAGGAGGTGGATGATGGATACGAGTAGCAGCACGTTTTCTGCTTGGTCCGGTGATCAATATCGACACGTTGTGAGTGACGAAACCGTTTACGGCAGCATTGTTTTTATGGAGGTAGGGGAAATTAAACTTATTCGTAATCTAATAACAGTTCTATTAGAGAAGGGTGACAAAAAATCAGCTCAGGTTTTGATCAATCTTTATGAGAGATTGCGTTAGTGAAAACTGCGGATTATCCGATGAAGTGCTGGATGGATTTTACAAACGAACACCCCCGCTACGGTTCTAAAAAAACTTCTGTTGAAATAATTTCTGTCGGCCCTAAATTCGCCTTGGTTTATTTGAGAATGTTCGGAAATCATAAAATTAAAAAACAAATAAAAATAGATGATTGGGACCGGATGTGGCAAAATTACATTTCTCGTTGACTTATTTTTTTAGGTTCTGTATATAGGATAGATCTTATAACAAAAGGAGTCGAAAATGAATAAAGAAGATTTAATCGAAGTAGTTTCTAAATGGACTAAGGATGAGTTCTATCAAAGGTGTGCTGACGGTCACACAGTTTGGGATCCCGCTGCTGTTGTTAGTTGGGGTTTTACAAAAGAATGGGTCTCCGACATTACTCAAAAACATAAAAGCGGAGAACACTTCAAAGAACAGTTGTACAACCAAAGTGGGGCTGTTGATTTTATTGAAGGCGTTTACGCTGGTCTGTTCGTGGATAAGTTAGCCAAGGATATTGGCGCGGATACCGATAAGGCTTATTCTTATTTTGGTCGCGGTAAAACTGCTCAGGCATTGGCCGAAGCTATCAGTAACGTTGTGCGCGGAACTGATAGAGCAGCGGATGAGGTTTTGAAAAAGAACGCTGGGCGTTATCTGCATGAGATCCGTAGACAGGAAGCGGGGTGGACGCGATGAGTAAGAACGCTGGGCGTTATCTGCATGAGATACGTGATAAAATTTTACCGCGAGAAGATTTAGAAAAGTTAGTGAGAAAATTTGTATCGGACAATAATCTTCACGCTCAACATGGTAAAGACTACGAGGGTGTGCACGTGGTCCATTTTTTAGTTGACGATGACACGGGGGATTCGGAATGAAGCAAGCTAATTACGCTAGTGCAGGTGATGTAATGGCGTTGGTCGTGGACAATGGCAAGCTGGTAATTAAGAATATTACTAAGGCCTCTGTTGTCTTTATTTTTACTTCTGGCATTTTGGAAGGGTCGAGCAGTTGCAATATATTATAAAGTGGATCGCGGATTTTATCCGGAGATCTCAAGAAAAGAAATAAAATTAGGGGCTCTCTTTCGAGGGCTCTTTTTTTGTTGTGCTTTTTATTTGGCTGTAGTATATAGGATAGATCTTATAACAAAAGGAGTCGAACATGAGCGAAGTTTTAGCAGTACTTGATAATTTAGAAGATTCGGAAGTCCGCTTAATAAATGATATTATCCAGCGGTATTTTAAATTATATAAAAAAGAATTTGGGAAAGATCTTTCACATTTGGAGCGAGATCTTTTTGTAATGCTGGGTCATATACATTTAAAAGAATGGAAATTTGATCTTGTTAAAATGAAACATACGAAAGATGAAAGACTCTTTTTGTATGATATGTCTGGAATGTCAAAACATTGGGATTGGGACCGTTTAAAGCTCCGCCAGTATTTTAGTTGTTTTTCTACAGATAAGCGCGGGCCGCTGTCTATTCATGATTTATCTAAAAAGGTTAATGATCTGGAGGGTTTGAATCATGTTTAATTCTGGCTGGTTTGTTTTTAATTCTGTTTTTTTTCTGTTTAATTTCCTTATGATGCTTTCAAATATGGGGGTTTTGTAATGTTAAACACTGTTGAAATGTCCCGCGGTGAAAAGGTGCGGGGCTGCGCTGTCACTTATAGAGCGGGTGCTGGTGATATGTTTGGGACCTGTCCAGCTAGTTGTGATCTAAATCCGTCAACGTCTGGAGCTGATAAAATAAACCGAGATTATGAGTCGGCAGTTTTAGACTCAGTCCCAAGGCGCGGTGTTGCGTGGGTCTATAGTCATTTCAAGCCGAGCCAGTGGTCAAAAAAAACGCGCAATCCAAAAAAGAATCAAACTATCTTTAATTACAGCGCGGATAATATCAAACAAGCGAGTCGCTGGGTTGGGAAGGTTCCTGTTGTAATGGCGGTTAATCCTGAATTTTGGAAAGCTCAAAAATCAAATAAAAAAGCTTTTATTGGAAAAAATAAGGTTTTGGCTGTGCGTTGTCCAAATGAGCTCAACAAAAAATTAAGCTGTCGGGATTGTGGTTCAGGAGTCCCGTTGTGCGCTCGTCCGGACCGTTCATATATAGTGTTGTTCACCGGACATGGGAATCAAAAGAATCTAGTCGGCCATGATAAGCGCGGGGGCTGTTATGCTGGCGGTGGTAATGTTGCCTTACATTGGCGCAAGCTGGCGCAAGAAAAACAAACTAAAAGCGATTCGGCTGCGCTTCGTTCGTTTGCTCGATCTCTCGCGCCTCGATCATATCTCCGCCACCATATAGCGGGGGATATTGGCGGTTAATTTAATTTTTAAAAAAATACTTTTAATTTATTTAAAAGTAATATACGATAGATCCTATAAGCGGGGCGGGTTGTCCGCTCCGTAATTTTTTGTTTTAGGAGTCGAATAATGGATATAATACAATCTAATAATGATAACTTGTTACAAGCTCAAGAGTCCGCTTCGCCATATGCGGTTAATGTGTCCGCTGGTTCTATGAATAGCACGGTTAGCAATCAATGGATGAATCGGCCAGCAGATGAAACGTTTAACAGTCTCGATAGTCTCAAGGCGTTCTGTAATGGTCGGGCTGCGGTGTCTTCTGATGCTATTCTAGATACTCGAATGGGCCGCGGTGGTTTCCAAGTGCTCGCGGATCGACCGGAAGGCTCAACCATGGGCGATATTATTCTGGAACATGACCGAGGGCAGATTAAGCCGACTCATTGGTCTTTTGGCCAGCTCTCCGGTTTGGCTGGTGCTCCGGCTGGGTATCTTCGGGATTTGCCTGCAGATATTGCCGCGGATGCTCTCCAGTGGGGCCTCCAATATAACCGCCAAAAGGATCAAGTAAAAATCCTCGAGACTAATGACGGCAATTTAAGGGCTGTCACTGGTCCTGATTATGGGCGCATCTGGCATGGTGAAATCGTGGACGCTATATCAGATTTGAATGATAGAACGGGCAATCGTTTCAAAATTCCGGGAATGTTGGATTGGTCCAGCCGCAATGATAACGGAACCACCATGTATAATCCGGAAGCCAAGGGCGACTCCACGTTGTTCTGCTCTGATCGGGATATGTTTGGTTTTCTTTGCGATGATCGGAATCCCATTGAGATCGGCAAGCTCTCGGACGGATCACCGGATTTAGTTTTTAAGGGTTTTTACTTTTGGAACTCCGAGGAAGGGAGTCGCACGGCTGGGGTTGCTGCCTTCTATCTTCGGGGCGTGTGCCAAAATAGGTGCCTCTGGGGTGTGGAGAATTTCCAAGAAATAAAGATTCGCCATACTAAATTTGCTCCGGATCGTTTCGCCGAGGAAGCGCGTCCAGCTCTCGAGTCTTTTTGTGAAGGCTCGACTCATGATTTCTTGTCAGGTGTGGAGGCGGCGCGATCTGCCAAGGTTGCCACCGACGAAGCCGAGGCCATCGAGTGGTTAAATAGGCGCGCTGGTCTGTCACGTAAGCAAGCGGTTAAGGCGGTGGCACGTCATGAGCTCGAGGAAGGATACAAGCCTTCGAACGTTTGGGATATGCAAAACGCGATAACCGCGGTTGCGCGTGATATCTCCCATCAGGACTCGCGGATCGACCTCGAACGCAAGGCGGGCGCGGTGCTCGATCAAGTGGCATAATCATAAACCGTTAACTATGATCTAATGAGCCCGTCTGGCTATTTGCTGGGCGGGTTTTTTAGTGTCTTTTTGGGGGTGCTATGATAAGCCAGACCTTCAAGAATCGATTGTAACGCGATCCTCGCGGGTCCATTTTTCCATAATTAAGCTTAATACGTTCATTATAGTTAAACAGCACCTCTAAGCCTCTTAGCCTTGGGCCTCAAACATACGGGCCATTATCCGTGGTTCGTGAACCGTGAACCGTTTCGGCTGCATACCCGAATCGCGCAGCACGAATCGACCACGCAGCCATTATTAGAAAATGGTCGATTGTCCGTTAATCGATAGATCTAAGGGCGAGTCTCGTGGTGCTGGTGTGCTCGAGCACGGTCAATGGTCACTGGGCCACGTCTCTCGGCTCATGGTTGGCGCGGATCCACGCGCGGGCGCTGGACCAGGTGTTTGGATCAGATTTTGATTGTAATCAATTACTTATCGATTGGGCTAGTCCAGGTGTTTAGATCGGCTGCGCTGGGTGGATCGGCTGCGCTGGGTGGATCGGCTGCGCTGGGTGGATCGGCTGCGCTGGGTGGATCGGCTGCGCTGGGTGGATCGGCTGCGCTGGTCCATGGTCCAAGGAT